CGGAGTTCGTGACCATTGCTCACGAAGACCACAGAGTGGGAAGGCGAACACGTTCGTCTAGTTCGTCTCGGAGGCTTACCCGGTAGAGGCTACGGCCCGCGACGAAGCACCGCGAAAGTAGAGGCGGTCTTCGTTCACCAGAGCGCCGGCAACCGTCTTAACGGGCTAGACGCTCCGATTAGAATCGCCCGATTCCATGCGGGCGAACCTCGCTACAAGCGAGACGAAGACGGGAATCTAGTCTACCGGAAGAGACGCGGGAAGCTCTCGCCGGTATGGGTAGGCGGCGGCCGGGGGTGGCCCGGTATCGGCTACACGTTCGTGGTCCCCACGGTGCCAGACACCGAAGAGGGGAAGCTAGTCGTCTACCGGTGCCACGACGACGACCGGCACACGTACCACACGGGCGGAGTGTGGAACCGTATCGGGGTAGCCGTGTGTTTCGCTGGACACTTTCAGTCACGCCACGCTCGCGGGGAACTACCGGCGGGGCCGGACTCTCTCGCGATGCTCGCGGGGAAAGAGCTAATCCTAGACTACCTTCTTCCGCGCTACGGGCTAGACCGTGAGAGCTTGCGCGGACACTTCGACGCAGGCAAGCCCGCGTGCCCCGGTGACGCTCTAGAGGCGTGGGTACGGACTCACCGCGGCGAAGAGGTAGAGCCGGACAGTATGGACCCTAGCGGCCGGGTAACGATTGGAGATCCGGTCATAGAGGGCGCGGACGGGAGGCCGCTAAAGACGTGGCGCGAGCGTCAGGCGGCTCTCTCGGATCTAGGCTTCGACGTGGGACCGATTGACGGGATCCCCGGAGAGCAAACGAAGGGAGCGGTGATCGCGTTCCAACGATCCGCCGGGCTCGTAGTAGATGGGAGATGGGGACCGCGCACGGAGATCGCGGTACGTCTATCGCTCTCGGGGGTGGACCTATGAACGTCGAATCTAGAGATTTCCGCGCGGCGCTTCGAGACACGATCCAGTGCGAGATCGGTAAGCTCTTAGAGCAGACGCAGGAAGCGGACCGGGTACGCAAGCGAGAGCGCGAGCAGAGCGACGCACGTAGAGATGAGTCTATCTCGCGGCTTCTAGACCTACAGATCGAAGAGACCGAAGCTAAGACACAACGGGAGCGACTTACCTACAGGCTCTTAGCGGCTACGCTCGCGGTCGTGACGTCCGGCAGTGGTGGCGCTCTCTATGTGGTATCGAATAAAGAATCGCCAATAGAGACGGAGATTAAATCCATTCGCGAAGAGTCGCGCTCGATCGAAGAGCGAGTAAAGACTACGGAGGACAAGATCGAACGGGTAGCGGAGGCTGTGGTGGGGCAGCAGGTACAGATCTCGGACGGCTTCGATTACTTAGGCGCGAAGATTGACGCGGCGCACCCGCGGACAGCGGGGGCGGTTGAAGAGCCGGAGTCCGTAACCGAAGCGAAGAAGGCCGCCACGGAGATAAAGCGAACCCGAGACGTTAAGAAATTGTTCTCGGGAATCGAGTAGAATCTAGCGGTGCTAGGAATCAATCGAATCCCCTACGGGGACTTACAGGGCCGGATGGCTGTAGGTGTAGACGTCGGAGAGCTAGATCTCGAAGACGATCTCTCTCTTCTTCGGGCGGTTATAGATGCGCGAGTCCCCGGCGCGGCGGCGGTCCGGCTAAAGCGGGCCCCGTGGGGGGACTCGAAGCTAGACCGGGCGCTTACCATGCTCGCGGCGGACGGCCGTACGGAGGGGCTCGAAGTGTGGGCGCTACGCGGGGTCTCAGAGACGCGGTGGAGCCCGGCTCCCGTGTGGTGGGTCTTCGATGCTACGGCGCTCTTCGAGGGTGTGACGGGCTCCCATGAGGTGGTACAGCGGGCCGCGGCGCTCCCCTTCCTTCCGCCGCCGGCGGAGGTGGTGATCTTCGAGCCGCAAGCGGACGCGATCTCCGCGGCGGCGCTGGACGAAGTGGCTACGATGCTAGACCCGGCGGCCGGGTGGATCTACGTAGAGAAGGGGTCTAGCGCGGCCCATAAGGCGGAGAGAGAGACGGCGCGAGCGTCTACCCCGTGGGGCGTCCGCTGGACGGAGGCGGGCTAGTGGGGCGGCGTGCGACGAACCCCGCGCGTAAGCGCCGGAGGCCGTGGGAAGAGATCACCCCGGATCAGTACCGGCGCGGGTGGGAGCTAGTCTCCACGGGCCACACGATCCAGGCGGTGGTAGCGGCCACCGGTCTCACGAAACCACAGCTAGCGTGGCTTATGAAGGTGGGAGACGAATCTCGCGGGATGATCTCCTATCACTCGCGGATCGCGGAAGAGGTGGCGGCGATTCGCTCACGCGCTCAGAGAGCCGCGGAGTACGTGGGAGCGGAGGCACCGGAGAGCCTACGGCGCTCCATAGAGATCACGAAGACCGCGCAGACGTACGCACGGGAAGCGCTCGAAGCCTTCATGGCCCACCGGGTACGGCCGGCGCTAAAGAAGATACGCAAGGGGGAGGGGAGCGACGAAGACCTACAAAACATCGCGCTACCGAAGGGGCTCCGCGAGAGCCTTAAGGTGATCCGTCCCTACACCGATTTCTCCGAGACGGCGAAGGCGTTCCGCATGGTCTACGAGAGCCCGCACCAATCGCGGGACCCGCTCTCCCAGCTACCGAAAGAGGTACGGCTAGACCTATCCGGGGAGTCCCAGCTACCCGCTATGATCGCGCTCGTGGAGGAGGTAGACCGCGGGGACGTGGGTCACGACGTGCTGGACGATCTTCTACCCGAATACAAGGGGTGGAACGCGGAAGAGATCGAGCACTACCTAGAGACGGGGGAGCGCCCCGCGAGAGACTACGGAGACGAACCGGCGAAGGTTATCGACGTCACGCCAGAGAAGGAACCAGAAGAAGATGAAGAACATGATTAAAGATCTAGCCACCTCGAAGAAGGCTCTAATCTACCTAGTCACCGTCGCGACGATCGCGGCTATCGTGTTCGGGGGTATCGACCCGGAGCACGCGAGCGATTTCGTGGATAAGCTCACAGCTCTCGCGATGGCATACCTAGGGGGTCAGGGGCTCGCGGATCTAGGTAAGTACGCCGGCGAAGCTATCGCGAGCGGCAAGACGGCGGTGGCTTCACGTGGAGAAGGCGGAGACGTAGCCGAAGCTCTAGAGGTGGCCACGAAGGCCGCCACGAGCGTAGAGAGCGTCTCCGAAGAGTCCGGCGAGTGAGCACCGAAGAAGAAGACTCCGAGCGCTTACGACTAGCGCTACGGGCGAAGATCCTCCGCGCTCGCGAAGACTCCGCTGCTTTTATCGAGACGATTGGGCGGCAAGAGGGGGACCTACCGATTCGGATGGGAGACGTCCACCGGGACTGGCAGAAGGCGCTAGACGATCACGATCGAATCGTGCTCTTCGCCCCGGTGGGTCACGGTAAAAGCTCCCAGATCACGAGGTGGCGTCTTCTTTACGAGATAGGCCGAAATCCAAACATCCGAATCGGGGTAATCTCCGTCTCGAAGAGCGGAGTCCCTACGAAATTCCTCTCTGCGATTAAGGCGGATATCGAGCGGAATCGGTGGCTTCGTCTCGTGTTCCCTAACCTCCGTCCGTCTACGAGCGGACAGCGGCTATGGGGCGAGCGCGGGATCATCGTAGAGAGGGCGGATAACGTCCCGGATCCTACGATCCAGATGTTCGGGCTCTACGGGAAGATTCTAGGCTCTCGCCTAGATCTCGTGGTGATCGATGATATTTGCAACATGGAGAACACCTTCACCGAACACTCGCGGGAGAAGATGTTCGAGTGGGTCTCCGGCGAGGTGCTCTCCCGTCTCCCGCGGCGCGGCGGGAGAGTGTGGGCAGTGGGACACGTGTGGCATAGGGAAGACGTACTCCACCGGCTAACGCGGATCGAAGGCTACGAGAAGCGCCTATATAGCGCCTTCGTCCGCGACCCGAAGACCGGGAAGGAAGCCCCGCTGATCCCGGAACTATGGACGGTGGACGCTCTCAAGCGGCGAGAGAGCGAGCTAGGAAGACTCGCCCCGTACATGCTCCGAAATATAATCCCGCTCTATGATGACGCGCGGATTAAACAGGCGTGGATTGAAAGGTGCTTGGAGCGGGGCCGCGGGACGGGATTCGTCTCCGAGTGGAACCCGGAAGACGCTCCGACTTTTACCGGGGTAGACCTATCCGTAGCTTCGAGCGCGAAGGGCGATCTAGCGTGCGTCTTCACGATCGCGATTCTCCCGGACGGCTCGCGGCGCGTTCTCGATATCCGCTCCGGCCGCTGGACGGGTCCGCGTATCCTCGAAGAGCTTGTAGACGTCTACCGGCGATTCGGATCGATTATCACGGTGGAGAGCAACGCGGCACAGGATTACCTCGCTCAGTTTGCGGGGGAGCTATCAGCGCTCCCGCTACGTAAGCACTACACCGGAGCGAATAAGCGGGATATCCAGTGGGGAATTGAATCGCTCGGGACGGAGTTCGAGCAAGGTAAATGGATCATCCCTTGCGACCCGGACATGGTTCCGCACGAGGAGGTGGCTTCGTGGGTCCGGGAGTGTACCTCCTACGTCCCCACGGAGCACACCGGAGACCGGCTCGTGGCTTCGTGGATCGCTCGTGAATCGGCCCGTAAATCAGGGCACGGGCACGGGGCGTGGACCGCTAAGGAAGACGCCGCTTTCTTCGATATCGATTCTCTCTCGCGGTAGGTGGTAAGGTAGGGAGGCCATGGAAGGGAATTCGAGTATGAAGGGCGGAGTGTTGCAGACGCTCCCCGGGCAAGCGTCCGAAGAGGGCGGCTCTATCCGATTCGTCCGCGATTATCTCTCCGCTATGGCGGTCCTAGACCTAGAATCGGACCCGCGGTGTAGAGCCTTAACCCAGTGCTACGGCTTCTTCGAGGGTTCCCAACACGACCACCACGGGAGCGATTGGAACGGGCTCCCGAGAGATCCGGGCGTCGGCTACATGCAGGAGCGCCTTAAGCCCCAGGGGTTCGTCCCCGTGAACAGTACGCCACACGCCTACCGGAAGCCGGACGCTCCGGTACCTCTAGCGCGGCAGGTTACGAGCCGATTCACGGAGATGCTCTTAGGGGAAGGGAGGAGGCCCGCTCTTCGCTCGTGGTCTTCACCGGCGACGCAGGATTACCTAGAAGCGGCGTTCCGGGAGGCGAGTCTGTGGGACGTGCTCTCACAAGCGCGAGACGTAGCGGGCGCGTGTGGCTCTTCGCTCGTGGCGCTCGGGATCGTTGCCGGACACTTCGAGGCGGAGGTGCTTCGACCGTCGAACGTGTGGGTGGCGGAGTGGTGCCCCGAGTCTCCCGGGTGGGTCCCTAACGTCGTGATCGAACAGACGAAGGTGGTCCGGCAGGTGTGGGAGCGAGCGAACGAAGGGGGCGGCCTACCGGGACCGCGAGACCGCGGACGGCTCGTGTCTAAGCTCTTTTATAAGACCCGAGCATGGACCCCCGAAGAGATTATCTACTACCGGGACGTCCCGTGTGACGACGTACCAGACGAAGCGATCCCGGTCGCGAAGGTGGTCCCCCATAAGTTCGGAGCGTGTCCCGTCGTCTGGTACCAGAACACGAGACGCACGGAGAGCCCGGACGGTGAGCCCGATTGCTCGGGGGCGTGGCCGCTTCTCGATAAGCTAGATCGGCTACAGTCTCAGGTTTATAAGGCCGCGGTAGCGAACGCAGATCCGACCCTCGTGATCAAGGAAGACCGGCAGAACCGCCGCCGGAATAACCTAATCCAGAAGGGATCGAGCCACGTAATCCCGCTCTCTCCGGACGGCGAAGCGAAATATCTAGAGATGCAAGGTACGAGCGTGGAGATCGGGCTTAAGGCGATCGATAAGATGATCCACGAGGTACTCCAGACCGTAGAGTGCGTCGTAATCCACCCGGACACCGCGAAGGCTTACCAGTCCGGCGAAGCTCTCCAGATCCTATGGCGATCCATGGAGAGCAAGGCGAACCGGCTCCGCGTCACACTCGGGAGCGCGGTCCGGGAGATATCGTATCTCCTACTTACCGCCGCGAAGAATCACGGGGTCGCGAATATGGAGAAGGTAGGGAGCGGAGAAGACCGGCCCGGTATCCTACTCCCTCCGCGGAAAGTAATCCGAGAGGTGGAGGCGGACACCTCGAAAGATGACCCGATGATCCCGGCCGCTCCCGCGTCCGTAGAGGTGTCGTACGAGGCTCACGAACCCGGACCCCCCGAGACATACGTAGATATGGAGTGGCCCCCGTACTGGACGCCTACGGCCGCTCAGGTGGCTCAGATGGCTCAGGCTATGGCGGTCGCGAGCGCTCAGAAGCAAGCGATCTCAGAAGAGACCGCGATTCGGCAACTAGCGCAGATGCTCGGGAATGATGGGGACGAAGAGGTGCGACGGGTGGCGCTAGAGCGCTCCGAAGGTATGCGCGCGATGATCGAAGGTCTAGGGGGGATGGGTCTCGACGACGAAGACGAAGACGAAGACCTAGAGCCCCCGGACTACCGCGAGGATCTAGAGAACGAAGACGCGGAAGAAGCGGACGAAGACGAAGACGCGGAAGGGTAGGCGCTTAGATGCTTCGTGATCTTCTCGAAGCTCAGGCGGACAGTATCCGCGCCGTACAGCTACAGTCCCAGACGCGCGCGGCGAAGCTCGCTCTAGACACGCTCCGGCAGGTGAAGAAGGACCTAGCCGGAATGAGTCTAGGCTCGTGGGGCTACGCGGAGCGCCTCGCAGTGATGCGGCAGCTACAGGCCGGCGTCTCTCAGCTAACCAAGGGCCAGACGGACCTTCTAGCCCTAGGTCTCGCGGAGACCGCTAGGGTATCCGCTCGGGACGCTTCGACGTGGCTTCACGCTCTAGACCGCCAGTACCTAGGGGTGGCCCGGCCGCTTCGATTCGAGTCTCTCGGGTGGATCGATAATCAAGCTAACCAGCTATCGAAGATCCGTCTACGAACGTACGCGCAGAGCTTCGCTAGGTACGGGTCCGGCACCGTCACGAAGATCGAAGACGAGATAGCGAAGACGATCTTAACGGGTGAATCTTGGATTAAGGCGCGGCCTAAAGTCATGGCCGCCGTTAAGGACGTGGTGGGGGATCGTCAATGGATGGTAGATCGAATCATCCGGACGGAGACGAGCGCCGCCT